TTCTTGAACCAAGAGTCGTTCCTCCACCCGTTGGTATTTTAGCTATTTGAGGAGCTAAAGTTAAAGCTAAATCCATAGGACTTATTCTACCTGTTTGTTTTGCCGTACCTAATAAATATGCCGCTTCTCTATATCCTGGTGGTAAGAAAGGTGCAGCAACTCTCATGATTCCTGCAACTTCTTTAGGAACTATTTTTCTAGCAACTTTTGTAATAGGTCTAGTTACTTTTCTAGTAACTTTTTTAACAAAGCTTCCAAGTCCGTAATTTTGTCTGGGTGATTGCATTCTACTTATCATAATAATTTATCACTTACTGTAAGACCAGGTATTTTAAGATCTAAAATACCACCTTCATCTTTTTTAAGTTTTGGTCCTACTGGTGTATCAAAATCATAATTAGTAATACCGTCTGCATCACTTTCAAAAACCGTTCCATCTGGTAGAACGTCACCATAATAATATTTT